TTGTTGAACATTTGCTGTCGCTTACTCCAGAAGGTAAGTGGACTATGAATAACGGCCAAGATATTCATCTTATTATGACAGGTGGTGAACCGTTGTTAGCGTGGCAACGGCTTTACGTAGAGCTGTTTGAACATCCACGTATGCAGGACTTAAAAAATGTTACATTTGAAACAAACACTACACAATCTTTACACGACGATCTCTACGAATATCTCACAAACAATGACAGGATTACAGTCACATGGTCTTGTTCCCCGAAACTTTCAGTTAGCGGAGAACCTTGGGATACTGCTATTAAGCCTGATGTGGCTCGTGAGTATACTTGTGTTGACGGTAGTGACATTTATCTTAAGTTTGTTGTCGCTACTAATGACGACTTTGAAGAAGTTACTAGGGCTGTTGAAGAGTATAGGAGCGCCGGGGTCGAGTGTCCGGTATATCTTATGCCGCTTGGCGGACGCTCAGAAGAGTATAATCTTAATGTTAAAGAAGTCGCCGAAGCATGTATGGAGCGAGGTTGGCGCTTCACACCAAGACTCCACATCAGCCTATTCGGAAATGCCTGGGGAACATAGTAGAGATATGGATGCGTTATATGATATCAAAAAAGAAACTAACGAACAGTTAGATAAAGCAATGAAGGCACCTATTGATCAAGATAGGATTAGAAAGGCAGGATGGTAATATGAAAAACTTTATTAAAAAGCTAACTGGCATGGATAAAGTAGAAGCTGAAAAAGCAAAAGTTGAAGAAGAAAAACTTGAATTGTTAAGGAAAAAGAATCCTAAAGAATATCATACACGCAAGAAACAGTCTTGGGTAAATGTTCTTGATATGAAAGTAAACGAAAATAACATTCGAAACGGATTCTTTGAGCTCGATTGGAATAAGTATTTCATCGTAGAATTAATTCAAAACGGATACGGAACTGAACAAGATCCCGAAGAAGAAATTGTAGACCGTTGGTTTAAGGATATTGTGTATAACATGTTATCAGAAGAAGGCATGGATACTGATCGAGGTGCAGGATACATAAATGTTAAACCATTGAGTGATGACAAAAGTGAAGTATCTTAATGGTTGACACAAGCCAGATCTGGTGTTATAATAGTACTATAATTTACACAAAGGCAAACTAATGGCAACTTACGTACTAGTAGATACAGCAAATACATTTTTTCGTGCAAGACACGTTATTAGAGGCGACTTAGACACAAAAGTCGGCATGGCATTTCATATTACCCTAGCAGGTGTTAGAAAGGCTTGGCAGGACTTTGATGCAAGTCATGTTGTGTTCTGTTTAGAAGGACGCAGTTGGCGCAAAGATTTTTACGAGCCTTACAAACGCAATAGAAGCGATGCTCGTGCAGCACTAACTGAAAAAGAAGAACAAGAAGATAAGTTGTTTTGGGAAGCCTTTGACACATTTAAAGACTTTGTAGGTACTAAGACAAACTGTACAGTACTACAGAATCAGCAGTTAGAAGCAGATGATCTTATTGCTGGTTGGGTACAAGCACACCCTAATGACAATCATGTTATTATTAGTACAGATGGTGATTTTGCACAACTTATTGCACCTAACGTAAAACAGTATAACGGTATTACAGAAACTACTATTACACATGAAGGTTACTTTGATAAGAAAGGTAATAACGTAATAAACAAAAAGACAGGCGAAGCAAAGCCTGCACCTGATCCTGCATTTATGTTGTTTGAAAAATGTATGCGTGGTGACAAAAGTGATAATGTGTTTAGTGCATATCCAGGCGTACGAGTTAAAGGCACAAAAAATAAAATTGGTCTTACTGAAGCATTTGCTGATAAAGACAACAAAGGATTCAACTGGAATAATATGATGCTACAACGATGGGTAGACCATGAAGGTGTAGAACATCGTGTACTTGATGACTACAATCGTAATGTAATACTATGTGATTTAACTGCACAACCTGAAAATATTAGAAGTATTATAAATGATGTTATCGAAGAAGCAGTTGAGCAACCTAAACAAATAACACAAGTTGGCTTACGATTAATGAAGTTCTGTGCCTTATGGGATCTTCAACGTGTAAGTGAACAAGCTCAGAGTTATGCTGAGCCATTACAAGCGAGGTATATAATATGACAATAAATGCAAAAGAAATAATTGATGGAAAATTTTGGATTATAGAAAATCAAGGTAATAAAGTTGCTACACTAGCTTATTCTGATGAACGATATATGGTTACCGATGCAAAAGGATCAAGGTTTATAGACAGTAAAATAGAACTTGAAAAAGATTTAGGCAAACTAAGCTGGAGTGCTTTGGATATTACTGAAGTAACACTTGCAGAAGTACACGGCTTTCCTACAAGTTGTACTCCGCACAACCCTTTGTATGATGTAAAACAAAAACTTCCATTGTTTACTAAAAGCTCAAAGTCTAAAAGTTTATACTGTGCAGGCTTTTATATAATTAAATTTGATAAAGGCTGGGTTAAAAGTTTTTGTCCTAAAGCTATTACAGTTGAACGTTATCCTTACAAAGGTCCATTTAAAACCCGTTTAGAAATGAGGACAGAATTGAGTAAAGCAAATGCCAAATGAACCACTTAATACTATTGCAATACAACAATTTATAAGTCAAGTTAAAAGTGCAGATGCTAGTAGATCTAAAGATGTCACCCTTGATATACAACAAGCAAAAAGACTGGCGTTCACCCTAGGTGAGGTAATGACTAGAATGAACGGTGATTTAGAGGCATTAATTATTAAGAAAAACAATACAGAAGAAGAAACAATTGAAGTAAGGCTTGACGGCGGAAATAGTTGGTAAAATTGGATAAATATATACGTAGTTAATTAAAGGACAACGTATATGAGTAGACCTAAACCAACGGTTTTGTTAGAGTTTATAGATAAGAAAACCTATAAAAGCGAACAGATTTTAGATGCTGAAGCTATATGGGCTGTATTTTATAACAATAAACCATTCAATCTAAAATCTTCCCATAGTTTAACCAATTATCCTGGTCCTAAATACAAAAAAGTGTCTTTTAGCAATCCAGGACATGCAATTAATCTAGCAAAAAAACTGAATGAACTATTTAACTGCAACGAATTTACAGTTGTTAAGTTGTCTGCAGGTGAAACAGTTCAATTGATAGACTAATGAACTGGAAAGAAACATACACTAAGATTTTTTTAAAAAATTCTGGTAAGGCTGTACATGAAGCAAGTATTGCTCAAGCAATGCCTTTGTGGTGGCAAAATACGAGAGCAAAAGACACAGGCGGCCTACGTCTAACAGAAGCCGGATATAAATTTGTAACTGAAGAATTAGATTTACAGACGTACAAAGTACCTTATCCAAAAGATTTTGAATTTACAACTAACGTAATAATATGGATGGACCAGTTCATCGACTGTCCTTATTATTTTGATAAGCAGGGAATAGTTGTTACTAATGAAAAGAAGGCTATGGAACTACATCTTTTTAGTGGTGATGTAAGGAAATACGGCCTAACAAAAGCAATGAAAAGACAAAAAGATTAGATTTTGGCAAATTAGTGGTTGACTGTTAGACTCTTTGGTGCTATTATATATACATACTAAGAAATTAGATATGGCACTGATAACACAAGAAGAGGAATACAAAATGGAAAACGTAGCAGTACGCACCGTAAGTCCTAATAGAGCAAAAAAGAGTATTAGGCATGCTTTTAAGAAACAACGTCCTATTTTTATGTGGGGACCTCCGGGCATTGGTAAGTCAGACATTGTTGGACAGGTTACTAATGAACTAGAAAATTCTAAACTTATAGATATTAGACTTTCACTTTGGGAGCCAACAGATATCAAAGGCATTCCGTATTATGCCGCAAATGATAATGTAATGGCTTGGGCACCACCACAAGAATTACCAACAAAAGAAATGGCTAAGAAGTATAAATGGATTGTACTTTTCTTAGACGAAATGAATTCTGCGGCACCTGCTGTACAAGCGGCCGCTTACCAACTAATTCTTAATCGTAAGGTTGGACAATACGAGTTACCAGACAATGTTCTTATTGTTGCCGCAGGTAACCGTGAAGCAGACAAAGGTGTTACTTATAGAATGCCTGCTCCGCTTGCTAATAGATTTGTTCATATTGAACTTGCTGTCGACTTTGACGATTGGTTTACATGGGCAGTAAATAATAACATACACAATGATGTTGTAGGTTATTTGACTTTTAGTAAAAAAGACCTTTATGATTTTGATCCTAAATCTCCAAGCCGTTCATTTGCAACACCACGTAGTTGGTCTTTTGTAAGTGAATTG